TCGGTTATAAAATATACTTCAAAAAAGATTTGGAAAGTCCGATAAATTGTCGTATATTTGTAATCTCTTAATATTTATATACATAGAGGGTGAAGGACACTCACCTAAATAAAACCATAAAACATAAACTCTTAAAACGTAAAAAAATGGCTATTAACTTAGACGCAATCAGAGGTAGACTGAACAAACTACAAAGCACAACTTCAAAGAAAGTAGAACTTTGGAAACCTGCTCCGGGCAAACACACTATTCGTTTAGTCCCTTACAAATTCAACAAAGAGAATCCTTTTATTGAATTATTCTTTCACTACAACATTAACAACAAATCTTATCTATCTCCATCTTCTTTTGGCAGACCTGACCCTATCGTTGAGTTCGCTGATAAGTTGAAAAGAATGGGTGATAAAGAAGATTGGAAAGCTGCCAAGAAAATGGAGCCGAAACTTAGAACATTCGTACCAGTATTGGTAAGAGGTGAAGAAGGTGAAGGTGTAAGATTCTGGGGCTTTGGAAAAACTGTATATCAAGAAATTCTTGGTTACATCGCCGATCCTGATTATGGTGATATTACTGACCCAAATGAAGGTAGAGATATTACTGTTGAAGTAGTATCAGCTGAAGACAGTGGTACTTCTTACCCTGTAACAACTATTCGTGTTAAACCAAAGGAAACTCCATTGGCAACTTCAAAAGAAGAAACGGACAAGTATCTAAATTCCCAAAAGGAAATTACTGAACTTTATTCAGAATTAACTTATGCAGAATTGAAAAATGTATTAGAAGGTTGGTTAAATCCATCTGGAACTTCTGATGATGAGGTATCGGCATCTGCTCAAACTCTTTCATCAACGGCTAAAGATGAAGATGAGGCACCATTCGATACAACTCCATCAAAACCAGCAACACCAGCACCAGCTAAAAAAGTTGATGATGTGGCAGCAGCTTTTGATGACCTTTTCAATTCATAAAATAAATAAGTTAATATGGCGAAAGCAACTAAGGAAGTGGACTTAGCAGAAGTGCTAGCGGACTCCCTAAACAAACAAGCAAAAGACCAAAAGGTAGCATTCTTTTTGGACAACAATGACTCCCCTACAAACGTAGAAGGTTGGGTATCAACCGGAGCATCAATGTTGGATGTGGCAATCTCTAATAGACCTTATGGAGGTTTGCCTGTTGGTAGAATTACCGAAATTACGGGATTAGAACAAAGTGGTAAATCATTAGTATCAGCTCACTTACTTGCCGAAACACAAAAGTTAGGTGGTATCGCTGTATTGATTGACACGGAGAACGCCGTAAGTAGAGAATTCTTAGAAGCCATTGGAGTAGATACAACCAAATTACTTTATGTAGCAGCTGAGACTGTTGAACAATGTTTTGAATATACGGAAACGATTATCGAAAAGGTAAGAGTTTCATCGAAAGATAAGTATGTAACAATCGTTGTGGATTCAGTAGCAGCAGCATCAACTGAAAAGGAGATGGAAGCTGATTATGGTAAGGATGGTTACGCTACGGATAAAGCAATTATCATTTCCAAAGCAATGCGTAAAATCACAAACCTTATTGGTAGACAGAAAATCACTCTAGTTTTCACAAACCAATTAAGACAGAAGATGAACGCAATGCCATTCTCTGACCCTTGGACAACTTCTGGTGGTAAAGCAATCGCTTTCCATGCATCGGTTCGTTTAAGATTAAAGAGTATGGGAACGATTAAGGCGAAAGAAAATGGTAACGATAGAATTGTTGGTATCAAAGTAAGATGCCAGGTTGTAAAGAATCGTATGGGACCACCACTACGTTCAGCAGATTTCGATATCTTCTTTGATAGAGGTATTGATAACTACGGAGCATGGTTGGGAATGATGAAAGAAAATGGAATCGTAAAACAAAGCGGTGCATGGTATGAATATACTGATATTGATACTGGTGAAATCATTAAGTTCCAAGCGAAAGATTTTCCTTCTACATTGGAAAACAATACGGAAGTTAAAGAGCAG